ACGTCACGCTGTGGAACGATGAATTGCAGTTTTACTACGGGGAGCCGGAAGAATTGAGCCGGTTTAATTTCGACGCACAGTAACCACAACGAGGACCGCCATCATGACCAGACAAACACGGAAGCGCATCAAAGCCACGCTGATGATCATAGCGCTGGTCGTCGTAGTAACTGGCGGATTCTGCCTAGCTGCTGAGTTGGACCACATGGCGGCGGCGATTGGATAGGGGAGAGTGAGATGTTCGGATGCAGACATAAATACGGAAAGGTAGGCGGCGATGGGTTTCAATATTGCGAAAAATGCGGGAAAGCATCAGCAGCGCCAAAGAAAGTGTGTACACATAGCTGGGAGGTAGAGACATCATACAACACGTCAAACAGGATTACTGGCCACATTATGAGCCTTCACAGGGTCTTGCGGTGTGCAAACTGCGGTGAAATGAAGACCGTAGAAGTCTAGCAACAGATAGCGGCCAACAAAGGAGAACGAGATGATTAAATTACCAGAGACAGTAACAGGCAAAATGTTCGTAGTCTTAACCGACGATGGACGGGTTATCCTGTCAGGGTCGAACTTCAGCACCTGCGCAGGATATACGTGCCTCAGTGAGCATGAGTTCACCGTAGACGTACCTCAAGAAGATCCAACCGCCAAGGTAGTGCAGGGGCTTGAAAATCGCGCTGAGGACATCCAGGCAGAAGCAGCGGCGGCTGTACGGGTGATCATGGATCAGATCCAGCAGCTGAAGTGTTTGGAACACAAACCGGAGAGCCGCGATGAGTAGCACAGAGTTCTTTCAGATCGATCCAATCAACGCGGCAAAGGTGCAGTTTGCTGATGGGCAGGGCGCGGAGAGCAATCCTTTCGACAAAGACACCGTGCATTACGTGGCGTTTAAATACGAAATGAAATTACTGCTCATGGCTAAGAAGGAGAGCGACAGTGAGTGAGTTGAATATTTATCAGCGCATCAACGCGGTTATGAAAAACTGTGACTATATCCAGAAGAAAGGTGCAGCGCAGGGTAAGGGCGTCAAATACGACGAAGTAATGGCGATGATTAGAAGCCTACTGATCGAGCATGGAATCATCATGGTCGTTCGCAACACATCAATGGAAACGCTAGCCAACATCGAAGGGAGCAAGCAGAAGGTTTATCAAGGCGCATACGAAATGGATCTGGTTAACATCGATAAGCCCGAAGAGAAGGTTACGCACAGCGCCTTTGCTCACGGAATGGATGGCGGCGACAAAGCACCAGGCAAGGCTCACACCTACGCGGTCAAGATCATGCTGGTCAAAGGGTTTGGCATTGAGACAGGCGAAGATGAAGAAAGCCGGTCTGAGAAGATCGAGAAGCAGAAAAACATGCTTAGCCAGGATCAATACGACGAATTGGCCAACTACTGCCTGTTTGAAGAGAACGGGTCTTTGGGTTGGACTGAAATCGGACAGAAGCTTTCTAAGGCTTACAATCTAAATGTGCTGAATGAGCTGCCGTCAACTAAGTTTGACGAGGCTATTGGTCGCTGCAAGAAGCAACTGGAGGCCGCAAGTGGAGATCATTAAAGACATTCAGCAAGGGTCCGAAGAATGGCACGCTATGCGCCTTGGCTTCATCACAGCAAGCCGTTTCAAGGATGTCATTGCAGGCGGTCAGGGTAAGGTCAGAAAGGCGTACATGTACCAACTGGCGGCCGAAGCGCTCACTGGAGAGCGGGAGGAATCGTTTTCAAATCAATACATGGAATGGGGAACCGCCACAGAGCCACAAGCTCGGTCGATGTATGAGTTTGACACAGGCAATACTGTTGATGCTGTCGCATTCGTGAAGTGGAACGATACAAATAAAATCGGCATCTCACCAGATGGGCTGATTGGTGATGACGGCGGCATTGAGATCAAGTGTCCGAAGACCACAACCCAGATCGAAACCTATCTATCCGGCAAGATGCCGACCAGCCACAAGGCACAAGTTCAGGGTTCTTTGTGGGTCACTGGGCGAGAGTGGTGGGACTTCGTGAGCTTCGACCCACGTATTGATGGAGCGGCTAGCTTCTTCTGTGAGCGAATCCAACGCGACGAAGAGTACATCGAGAATTTAGAGGTCAAGTGTCTGGAGTTTGAGGTTGAGTTGTTGGACGTGATCAACATTTTAATCAAGGGTAAATAACCATACAAGCGGGAGAGGATGATGTTCATACTTAGCGATAAGAAAAAGAGAGTTATCAAACAGAATCAAAACGGGATGCTATGTATGTTTGTTCTCAAGGCTGATGCTGAAAGATATCTGGCTGGCGTTCCACCTAACGTCCGCGCTCAAACGGAAATTACCGAGAGAGAGTGCATACTCAAAAAGAAAGAAGAATAGGAGCAACCAATGAAAGCATTACTACTCGCACTACTCATAAGCACCCCGGCACTGGCAGTGGAGCCTGCAACGAGTCCCAATGGTATCGCATGGAGTTGCCTGAATTTCGGCCTGTTTGTATTGGCAGCTATCGATAAGGAAACCGGAAAGTTGAAATACTCAACGTATCGGTGTGATCACATGTTCGATAGCTACCTACCACCAACGCGGCCAGAAGACCAAATGCGCGCCGATAAAGCCATAACGATGATGTGATGGGAGAGATAGAGATGAGCAACGTAGTGGATATCGACGGCGGCGGCAGATACGAGATTGGCTACATCTTTGATGAGGGCGATAAGATCATCGGCGTAACCCATCCACAATGGCCGTTCCGCATAATGCGCGTCGAAGATAAGATTGCGCTGGTCTGCGAGGATAACGGCGAGCCATTTAGTGAGCTCGATGCTGACATATTCAATACAATCTTGATGTGCTGGCTATTGGTTGATGATCCGAAGCTGATTGATGAAGCAGCGCAAGACCAGCCCTAATTAGCATAGAGGAGAAGGAAGGATGATAAAACTTACAGATGATCAGATATCGGTGCTAGGCAGGCCGAACTTTGCATGTGCACAGTGGGCTAAGTTGCTTATAGCTGGCGGCATGTACGAAGACAAAGCAAAGAAAGTGGAATACGAGCAGGCGGTGTTCATCCATTTTTCGCTCGATATGCTGGAACAACACGGCGATCAATGGTTGAAAGAAGCAAACAAGGTGCTAAAGGATTTAGCGGTTAAACAGATTGCAAAACGAGACAATATTAGCGATAATTAAATTGTGCTGATGTTTAGCACCGCTCTGGGGAGAGCGTAGTGTGTGGCGGAAGAGGGTTAAGATTTGCGGTTTCGGTTTGCTAGGGTACTCCCCGACATTCCGTCACCACCCAACTTCCGGGGCTGCAACTCTTAGCCCTTTTTTTATGCGTGCTGGGGTAGCTCAACGGCAGAGCAGCGGTCTCCAAAACCGTTAGATGTAGGTTCGAATCCTACCCCTCGCGCCACCCTCCTCCCTCCCTCTAGAGCGTTGTAGTCTGTATTTGATGCGATCCGTAATTTTCGAGCGGCCTGTGAGCCAGAGTCGGATAAAGCCTGAAGTAAAAAGGTGTTACAGCACTGGCGCATCGGGTCACTTCAAATACAGATTACCGGGTTCACTTATACCGGCAGCTCGACACCCGAACAAACGCGAACGCCTCAAGCATTGAAGTAAGCAGGCACAGGAGCCACGAGATACAAACCAGCGCTTTGAGTCGGCGCAAAAACGTTTTATGTGGGCACGTAGATTGATTTAATGGGAGTGGTGATAAGCGCCGGGAGCGCACAGTGGTTCGACTCCACTATCACCCTAGTTGACGGACTAGCCTCGACGGAGGGCTTCCACCAAATCGATCTATCTGGGTGAGTTGACCAGCTAATCAGGAGGATGAAGTGGTTTACGACAATAGGTTTGTATTGGAGCATTAGATCAGAACTGAGTTTAGGGCTAGGTGTCCCTAAGACTCATTAAGACAACTATTGGAGAATCACATGATTAAGATAAACGACAGATTTGAATTTGAACGCCAGCAGTATTGCTGGAACCTCTACGAATGGAAGGACGGCAAGGATAAGCATGGCGAGCCTAAGCGCACCAAGTCCACGACGTATCACAGCAAGCTAGAGCAAATCTGTAACGAGGTGATCGACCGCAGTGCTGGTGATGCTGACAGCATGAGTGGGCTATTGCTCATTGTTAACATGGCATCGGCAGAATGCGTTGTTGCTATTGGTCGCATGAGTACGCCACCGGAGGCGCATGTTCCAAGCGAATACGATTAGCCACCCATTAACTTATAACCAGAGGTGAGAGAGATGTTTAAAGAATTGATGAAAGCAGCGGTTGGCGTAGTGACAGTCCCTGTAGATATCATTGCTGATATTGCGACTGTTGGCGGCATACTAACAGGCAAGGATGAAACGTATACCGGCAAGAAGGCAGGGCAGATCATGGACAACTTGGAAAAGGCAACTGATCCAGACGCTGATTAACCCCATAAACAACAAAGGGAATAGGGCGGTCGTTACTTTCCTACGAAGCCACAACAAATAAGGGATAGAGGTCAAGACAATGCCAAAGATGACAGAAGTCACCTGCAAATGCGGATGCGGTAGAAAGAAAGCGGTTCGCACAGCTGATGTGAAGCGAGGCTGGGGTAAGTTCTATTCAAAATCCTGCAAAGCCAAACATCAAGAGCGCCGAACAGGCCAGTACAAAAGGCTGCTCAATGAAGGTGGCGAACCAGCCATGACCGATCACGAGCAAGCATTGTCCGATTCTGAAGAAGGATGGGATGCTCACAAGGCTTGGCTGTAACCGACTTTCCGTTAAAGGTTCATGACAGCAGTGTTTAATCAATCAAGGGTAGGCAAATGGCACAACGACAGCAAAAGTCCAAGTTCAAGCAGAAGCGACAGGCCCGCGCATTGTATCCTCGTGAGTTGAAACGTGCGCTTAAGGTCTGCGCTGTTACCCAGGAGCCTGAGCGCAATCGGCTGATCTTGCTGCTGTCGCACGCCTGCCTTTTGCGGGTTAGCGAATTGGCCCAGCTCAAGATCAAGGACGTTATGTTTAAGTCTGGCAAACTGCGCGATGAATGCCGTCTGCCTGGTGCCTACGCCAAGATGAAAAAGCCGCGCCTGATCTGGTTGACGCATAACCAATTGCGCAAGGCGATCGATATCTATCTTGCCTTGCGGATCAAGCGCAGACAGGCAACTACTCGGGACGCGACTAAATACCGTGAACTAAACCCGAACAGTAGGTTGATTCTGAACAACAGGGGCGCTGGCTACGGCATGAACTCTAAACCCCGCATGATGCAGGATGGCTCGATACGCGAGTATAAAGCTTGTGACAGCATGGAACGGCTATTCAGGGACATCTACAAGCGAGCGGGCCTAATCGGCGCTAGCAGCCACTCAGGCCGCCGCAGCACAGCAACGAGCCTGGACGAACAAGGCGTACCACTGGAGACCATCCAGCGCCTACTTGGCCACTCAGATCCAGAACATACCCTGCCCTATATCGAGGTCCGACCAGAGCGAGTGCGATCGGCCTTTGCTGCTGCGTTTTAACAAATAGTTTGAAATATACTTTGCTTCTCTCAAATAGTTTGCTATAATTACCACATCGAAACAGCAAACACAGGGATAAGAAAATGAACTTCAAAAAACTAAACCCAGGGATCTATCAAGCAACCCGCAAGGATGGCGTTGTTATCACCATAGAAACAACTGACTACCCTGGCGACATGAAGTGGAGATCATCACAGGATGATGATTTCGACGGCGATAACACCGGGTTCTATGCCACCAAGCGCGAGGCGATAGCGCAAGAGAACTACGAGGAGGACTTTGTCTGATGAGCCCGTCAAGACAAGCCAAGACAGCCGGGCTAAAAAACCTCTCCGAAGTATCGGAGAAAACTGGAGTCAGCCTGCAAACGCTGGGGAACTGGCACAAGCACAAGCCAAAGCTGTTTGCTGTGGTGCTGGCTGGCTGTAAGGCTATAAACGCAACTAACAACCGCCGACTGCTGGACAGCGACCCTGAGGATTTGGGCGCTATTGCTAGCAAGGCTTTTTGAGGATAAGGGAATGCAAAACTTTGAAGCGGATCTAATGAACAGCGTTAAATGCGCGATGACCAAGCAAATCATCAGCACTGATTTTATTAAGATCGCATACGATGATCGCGTAAAGCTTCCAGAGGACTTTATGCAGAAAGCCTGGTCGTTGATTGATCAGGATGAGTTGCTTGCCTCACTTGCAAGACGACTTGAGACAGAGCTGGTTGATCGCCTAGTTAACCAGATGGCCGCCGAGCTAGCTACAGATATTAAGCAAGTGCTGTCGGTTAAGGAGCGGCGCGAGGCTGTTCGTAGCGTTGTTCGTGAGAACATCGACAAACTGACCAGAGCCTAAGACGGAAAAGGAAATCGACCATGAGCGAATTAACCAAAGAGTCCGCACTAGCATTGTGTGATGCGCTGGATCTTCAGTCTGATTTTTTTGACGAGCAGAACGAAGAATATACGATGCTTGAAGAAGGCAACCCCGAGTTGCTTGTGGCGTATAACGAGCTATTCACGATAGCGCACGCAACCTAACCAAATCACCACGGAAAAGGAGATCGATCCCATGGAATTAATTGATGTAGTCAGAAAGCTAGTTGGCCCGATTGATCCGATTGGCTCTACTCATGTAGACGAAGATCGATACAAGAACTTGGTGGCGATGACAGATCTAGTAGACAGACTTCTTAGTGATATCGACCGGGTGATCCCAAACAGAACACGGCAGGAGGCCAGCATGAAGAGAGCTGGAGAATATGCAAAACAGTTTTTCGATCATGTCGGTATTGAAGAGTAACCCAAATCAGAGTAGGAAAAGTTGATCATGAAAACGATAACAGTGACAGGAACAGCGACCGTTAAATTCCGAAAAACAATCTACGTTGTTTCAGAGGAAGATACTCATGACGTTTTAGCGCAGGACGTTTTCCAGTTTGCCGATTGCAATATTGACGAGAGCGATGTGACGGCGATAACCGAATTTAATGATGTTCACATCAAAGCCAGCTAACCACGGAAAAGGGGATCGATCATGGGCGATCTGAAAAACAAAGCTGACTACTCTTTGTATAAGTGCCCATACTCCCACCTTGAAAAAGAGGGCGGCCACGAACTAAATGGGCCAGAGGGGTATGCGAATACTTACGGTGTATGGTGTCAATGCGGTTACCGAGGCCCAGTGTTTTACCTGGACCCTGTGGAGCTCGGATTAGAGAAGATTAACGAATAAACAACCACGGAAAAGGAGATCGATTATGGACATGCAAAAGCTTGTAGGCTTGAGCACTCGAAGCGATATCAGCCTAGCTAAACAGTTCCCTGGAGTGGCTGAAGAGATAATGGATCAGAGATTATGCGATGCCGCCCGTGCCGCAATGAGGGAAAAGCTTGAGAAAAAAAGCGGCCAAGGGCGTGGTGGGTGGTGGGATAGATCTCGCTGCTCAACAGGACACCTTCGACAACTGCTGAGAGAGCATTTAGAAAAAGGCGACATGGTGGACGTAATGAATTTCGCCGCCATGATCTACGTAAGAGAGTGCGTCGATAAGGCGGGTTAAGACCACCTAACCAATAGCCCACTAGCGGGTATGATACAATTAGACAAAGGAGGATGTATGGGAATTTTAGCTTTCATTATCGTTCTAATCCTGGCAGCACAGGACGCATACGGAGATAGCGCAACTATCGCGCTCGGCAAGACCTACCTCAATTCTGATGCGACTTACGCAGAGATCGGCTACGAAACCCGCAACTGGGAGTTCAATCTCGGCCTGATTGGCGTAGGCAGCACCAAGGACGGACCTCAGACGCTGGTTACCACTTTCGGCGTGTCAAGGCTGGTTAAGCCTAACTGGTGTTTCGCCGGTGGCTGTAGCTATTTGCGCATCGGAGTAGCAGGCGTTCATGGCTCACCGCTCGTCGGCCCTATTAACTTCAGGTTAGGCGCTGGCATGGATTACGGCGTATTCAAGGTCGAGGCGTTCCATTACTCATCGGCTGGCATCTTCGAAGACAACACGGGCATCGATGGCGTGATGCTTAAGATGGAGTTCCCCTGGTGATCAAATACCTAGTAATATTATTGACCGTAGCTCTGCTATCCGGCTGCGCTGAATTCACAGCTATGAAGAGCGCAGTAGGCTTCTACGGCGCACAGGCTAGCGATGACACCCTAGACGTTGCGATCTGGACAGTCTGCAAGGCCACTCCGGTTGGGGCTATCAGCAGGCGATTTAAGACCGCTGAGCAGATGAAAACATGGTCATCGTTGTGCAGCGACGTACAGGAGCCGGTCCAATGACTTACGTAATATTCGCCCCTACTGGATACAGCAACCTTCTTCCAGAACAAAAGGCTGTTATCTGCAACGGCATGGGGGCTGCTGATTCCCTATTGTCGTCTTTTATTCCGAACACGATGTACGGCCTAGATGTAGAAGAGGCTGGCAATATTCACGATTACATGTACCACGTTGGCAAGACCATCGAGGACAAGCTAATCGCTGATCGCGTATTCCTGAACAATATGCTGCGCATCATCAACGAGTGCGGCGGGTGGTTGGGCCCACTGCGGCGGCGGCGAGCAATGAAATATTACGAAGCGGTCCATTATTTTGGTGGCCCGGCGTTTTGGTCTGAGAAAAGCGACAAGATGTCTAAGGCATCAGGCGGCTAGCATGAAGATAAGCAAGAATTTCTATCGGTCAGAGTTCGAATGTGAGGGAGGCTGTGGCTTCGCTACTGTTGACGTGGAATTGATCCAGCTGCTTGAGAAGATCCGCAGGCACTTTAAAGGCAAGCCGATCACTGTTAACTCAGGGTGTCGGTGCCCATCTCACAACAAGAATATCATGGGGCACAAATCCAGCAAGCACATGCAGGGTATAGCCGCGGATATCGAAGTCAAAGACGTAACCCCTTTAGAGGTCTATCAATACGTCGATTCAATTGCGCCTGATAAGTATGGGCTGGGGTGCTACAAGACATTTACGCACATTGATATTCAGCCACAAAAGAAGAGGTGGAACGGATGAGTGACAATCCATATCTAAAGCAGACCGATGAGGTTAGCTGGGCAGGCGACATGGTAGCGCTAGAACATGATTTCAGGAATATGGATAACCCGGAGTCAAAGTCTCGTATTGATCGATGGTTTAAAGCAGGGATTGAAGACGCGCTCAAACCGTTTGCGATGCCTAGCCACGAAGACTGGTAAGGTTTCTGATATAATCCCATTACTAAACAATGTTCCGGTAGCTCCAACGGCAGAGCGACGGTCTCCAAAACCGTAGGTTGCAGGTTCGAATCCTGCCCGGTTCGCCACTAAACAACGGAGAAGAACATGGCAACTAAGAAAAAGAAAACATCCAAGAACAGGATGCTGCCAGGAACACCAAAGCGCACGCCAAAGCGAAAGCCATGATTGAATTTATACCCGAGATCGTACTTTTTGCGCTGTTCTGCGTTACCGTCTACCACAAGGATAACTGGGGAAGGTCACTCCCCTGCTTCGCTGTCCTGCTTATCACCGCCGCTTCATACCACTTCTACCAGACACACGCCTATCTCGACCTTCAGGAGCAGCACGGGCAATATGTCCTACACGGCTTGGTTCCATTGTTCGCTATCTCTGCTCTAGCTATTACTCGCCTAATCGCCCCCTCAAGACTCTCCGTCTGCCTTATGTCCTTGTTTGCCCTATACTTCGGGATGATCCTGATATTGTTCTGGCTATCCCTGTTGAAGTACAATGTGGCTATTGCATTTGAAGTAATTAAGTTTGTCGTATTCGCTATTGAGATCGCGCTGATGTTGAGCACAAAACTGACAGATTCGGTCTGGGGGCTGCATGGACGAGTTTCTAGAAATTCTCAGGCGAATGGGCTGGATGCTCATGATTGGCTATTACATCCTGTTATTGACCTACGGGGCGATAAATCATGAGCGGAATCGTAAGCGAGACAGTGAGCATAGCAAAACTATCATTTGCACAAGCCCCAATACAGCATGTAGCGAGTGCGGCCGCTATAACGACGGGTGCGACGGTAGAGACAGTTAGCCCCCTTGCCCCTTATATAGCCTGGATGGCAGACGGCGCGATAATCATGGGCTTCCTACTGCCTCTCTCGTTATTCGTACTAACCCTTTTAAAAATTCGATCACAGATTAGAGGTGAATGATGGTTGACTTGCTCCTGCGGGAGCGTAGCTAATGCCGACAGTCATAACGCATACGCTAAAAAAAGACGGGAGCGGAGACTACACCACGATCAAGGCTTGGATAGCTGCTGTACAGCGAGACTTAGTCGCCGCAGATGAGATCGCACAGCTGGATATCTATAAAGCGGGATGGAACGACGCAACGCCTTTGGTTGAGAGTTACATTGATTTTCGTGGGTTCACTACAGACGCCACGCGACGGGTTGAAGTTAATGTTGTTGACTCAGATCGACATACTTTTATTGCTAACACAGGATTTGTTTTAGGGTTCAGCGGTTCTTATGGGCTCGTCGCAGAGGCAGGATGCCATGTTACTTTTACGGGATTAGAACTAGCCGACTCAGCAATCTCATATACCTTTACCGCTCTATCAGACTGTAAAATGGTCAAATGTCTCACTAGAGGTATTACAAGACCAAGTTATAACGGATACGCAGAAAATAGTTTGGTTGTGCTAACTGAAAATAGACCGGACGATACAGGTCTGGCGTACAAAGACGCTACTCTAGTGAATTGCGCAGTCATTCTGGTCGGCACAGGTGGCGGCTGGAACGGGGACGTAGGACTTAGGGATAGTGATTGCACGAATACCTTATGCTACCGCGCCCAAGCAAAGATAACTTACGATCCTTTTTTCACCTGTACCGGCGACTACAACGCGTCAAACGATACCAGCAGCCCCGGCGCAAACTCGGTTGATAACATCACGACCGCTGATCTTGTCGATTACGCAGGTGGTGATTACCGCACCAAAGCATCATCTAGCTTAGCTACAGCGGGTAGTGGTGGCACGTTTATAGGAGCGTTTCTAGAAGAGAGCGGAGGCGAGCCGACCTTTCAATCAGCTTGGGCTTTAGGGGTCAATACAATTATAGGTTAACGCTATGAAAAAGAATGTGGGCAGCCAAAGCATTGGCGCACAGATGATTACTAAGGCCAATGGTAACGACTTTACAGGCTCCGTTAGTGTGTTGGTGACTATTGATAATGGCACTCAGACGGCAGGGGGCGGCACTGCACCAGCCCATGAGGGCAATGGTTACCATTCCTACACACCTACTCAAGCAGAGACTAATGGCGAACATATCGCGTTTACGTTTACTGGCACCGGGGCGCTGACCGCAACAATCCAACCAAGTATTGACTACCCTCAAACAGCCGACCATACGGCAGGTATTGCCGCCATACCGACTACAGCCATGAGAGGCACGGACAGCGCCGCAACAGCCGCAGCAATGTCTACAGCACAATCAGACCTTGACAAGATAACAGGTAGTGACGGCGCAACCTTAGCGACCGCCCAAGCTTTATATGCACCGAACAAAGTCGTACCAGACGCTGCGGGTGTAGCCCCTACGGCGGTAGAGGTACGCCAGGAGATGGATTCAAATAGTGTGGATCTGAATTCTATAATCGCCAATCAGACCGCCATCAACGACAACGTTCTGTTGATTGACACAGCGGCAATGCGTGGCACCGATAACGCAGCCACAAGCGCCAAACAAGATACAATGGAAACCACTCTCAACGCTATTCCAACAACAGCGATGAGAGGTACAGACGGAGCCAATACAACCACCCCTGATAACGCCGGGATTTCGTCCAATGGAGCAGCAATCGCCGCGCTTAATAACATAAGCATTGCTGACGTACTCACCACAGCCATGACTGAAGCCTATGCTGCAGATGGAGCAGCGCCAACCCTGACCCAGGCAATCATGCTCATACAGCAAATATTGACAGAGTTTGCAGTGGCTGGGACAAGCATCACGGTCAAGAAGCTAGATGGTAGTACTACCGCCGCTGTGATGACGCTCGATGACGGCACTAATCCAACCAGCAGCACACGCAGCTCATAATGACCATTAGACTGGTAGTCACAAGAGGATTTGGCAACGGCACCTTTAACGGCGTTATTCCTTTCGTTGTTACTCGTGGATTTACGATTGGGGAAGAAGTATTAATATCACCAGACTGTATAGAAGCCTGCCAAGGTATTATCAATGACAGCGCCATAGCTGCAGAAGGGGGCATTGGCAACTGCACGGACGCAGTGCAAGGGCAGATAACAGAAGTAACTGCAGCGCAAGGATTGATCACCTCAGTGGTACCGTCCCAAGGAATTATCGGCAATAATGTGATAGCATCAACAGGATTAATAGATGACTCACCGATAGCAGGAGAGGGCAAGATATGCCATTAAAGGTTAACGATGTAGGCAAGCTTATTATCATCAATGCTGGTTTTGACTTGTCTGGGAACACAGAATTAAGGATGGTTCTTACTAAACATGATGGAACCGTGGTGACTAAGCTAAAGGCACACGGAGTAACGGCCCCGGCAGTCCCAATCACAGTTCGAATCGACGGCACAGACGTTACGTTTAACGCTAACGAGTATTGGCAATATCCAACAGAGGACGGTCTAGTAGATCAAGCAGGTACTTGGAAGCGTAGAGGTGAGTATGTGGATGGCACACCAAAAGACTTCGGCGGCGACACGACGAGTTTCATCGTATTACCTCGATAGAACATATTAGGAGTAATCTATGCCAGGACACACTAAGCCAGAACGCAAGAAACGCAAGACCAAGAAGCCTACGAAGAAATAGGAGGCACCATGGATGAAGTAATGCAAGCTCTTGTAGCGACCTCGCTCGATTCATATATGACGCAGCTGTGTGATATAGCTGAATGTGACAGGGTAGAGATATATGCTGTCCTTGATGCGCTGAGGGTTGCAGACATGCAGGTAGAAACACCGAAGAGGATGCACTGATGAATAACAAACTATCAACTACCAAAGCGCTTGAAGGTGAATACATTGCTGCTGGAGAGAGCGGGACAGAACAAGACGAGGTATATGGGCGGGCTGCTAACGAAGAAATGTGTAGGGCGCAGCGAGAGCACAACATGAAAGTATCGCTTGCCGCTCAGGCTCTAGCACGAGGGATGCAGAACAGCAGCCAGCATTATTTTGCTAGTGCTGCTGTCGGAGGATTGTTTCAATAATGACCATAGGCAGGCCAACTAAATACACAAAGGATCTCCCAGAGCTAGCCACGAACTATTGCTTGCTAGGGGCGACCGACGAAGAATTGGCGGGATTCTTCGATGTTGCGCTGTCCACACTGAACAAATGGAAGAAAGATCATCCTGAGTTTTCGGAGGCCATAAAAGAAGGGAAGTCTGTAGCTGACGGTAAGGTGGCTCAGTCTCTCTATAATCGTGCTCTGGGTTACTCACACCCAGATACCAAGTTCGCTACCCATGAGGGCAAGATAACCGACTCACAGGAATACACTAAGCATTACGCGCCAGACCCGACATCAGCTATCTTCTGGCTCAAGAACCGCCAAAAGGACAAGTGGCGCGACAAGACTCATCAGGACGTAAACGTAAAGACCAAGATCGAAGACCTAACAGACGAGCAGCTTGATGAACTTATCGCCTCAAAATCAAAGTGACAGGCAGCAGAAGATCATGCTGGCTACGGCGCTGGTAGAGAGGGCTGATCGCTTCCGTTTCAACGCCCTTAAACGCTACTCACCTTATCCAAAGCAAGCAGAGTTCCATCGGCTAGGCACCGAGTTCTCAGAGCGCATGATGGGAGCAGGCAACCAGACAGGCAAGACATGGTGTGGTGCGCATGAGGCTGCTTACCACGCTACCGGGTTGTACCCTGATGACTGGGAAGGGGCGAGGTTCGAAAAGCCTACTGTTGGCTGGGTAGGCGGCGTCACAGGCGAGGTTATCAGGGACACGACGCAGAAGATGCTTGTTGGCCGTATGCAGGACAAGGAAAGCATCGGCACCACAGCCATACCGAAAGACTGCATCATCGAGCTTGTAAGGGCTTTGGGCATTAAGGATCTGCTTGACCACGTAAAAGTTAAGCACGTATCGGGTGGCACATCGCTGATCTTCTTTAAGTCATATGAGAAAGGGCGAGAGAAGTTTCAGGGTGAGACTATCGACTGGGCATGGCTTGATGAAGAGCCGCCTGCTGACATCTATTCAGAGACGTTGACCAGAACCAACAATGGGCAGCTAGGGCAGTTTCTGTTTGTCACGTTCACACCATTACTGGGCATGACAGACATTGCTCACTCGTTCTACAAAGACCCTGGCAAGTACAAGATACTGGTAGTGATGACCATATATGATGTTGATCATTACACCGATGAAGAGAAAGAGAAGATTGTAGAGTCCTACCCAGCTCATGAGCGTGAGGCTAGAGCTAAAGGGATACCCATCCTTGGTAGTGGCCGCATATTCCCGGTAGCCCAGGAGAAGATAGAGATTGAGCCTATCAAGCTACCTGATCATTGGGTGCATCTTGGAGGCTTAGACTTTGGCTGGGATCACCCACAGGCAGCAGTTCACATCGTGTGGGACAGAGACGCAGACGTTATCTATGTTACCAATGAATACAAGGCGAGAGAGACGACCCCAGACGAGGCAGGGCAAGCGCTTAGGCACTGGGGCACAGAGCTTAAGTTTGCATGGCCCCACGACGGATACCAGCACGATAAAGGGTCAGGTAAGCAACTAGCTGATCAGTACAAGGGTGCTGGGCTGAAGATGCTTAGAGAGCATGCCACGCACCCTGAAGGCGGCAATGGTGTCGAGGCTGGTCTGATGGACATGCTCGATCGCATGCGAACAGGGCGCTTCAAAGTGTTCTCAACCTGTCCTGAGTGGTTTGGCGAGTTCATGTTGTATCATCGCAAGGATGGCAAGGTCGTTAAGCTCATGGACGATCTGATGGCAGCAACTCGATACGCAATCATGATGATAAGACACGCTGCGCCACTTCAGCCTGACAAACCAACAGAACTTAACTTCTCAAGCCTATGGAATTGACATGGTAGATTTCACAAATTACACGACTGTGATGGGACTGCGTGAGAAAGCTCAAGAGGCAGAGCATGACAACCGTGATCGTGTGCGGGAGATCACCCACTTCCTCAAGGATAAGGATGGGCAGTGGGAGCAGTCTATTGTCCAGAAGATGAGCGGCAGACCTCGTTATACATTTGACAAGTGTAATCCCATCGTTAAATCCATCTCCGGTGAGTTGAAGCAAGCAGACTTTGACATACAGGTTAAGCCTGCTGGTGGTGAAGCCACTAAGCAGTTGGCCAAGGTCAGAGACGGTCTAGTTCGCAACATCGAGAACGTCTCAAACGCATCACAGGTATTCAACGCATCAGCTCGCAAGATGATCGAGACCGGCTTCGATGCATGGCGCGTGACTCAGGAGTGGGCAGATGGAGATAGCTTCGATCAGGATCTATTCATCCGCAAGATTGCCAACGCTGTAGATAGAGTCTGGTTCGACCCTGGCGCTGAGATGCAGGACATGTCTGACGCTCAGTATTGCTTCGTACTCCAAGCTCTGACCAAAGACGCATACGACGAGAAGTTTCCCAAAGGCTCGGGCATGTCAGTAGGCGAGGATAGGACCAGAGAGACGAAGTGCAACGGTGTTGATAAGGTCGTTGTGGGTGAGTTCCTATGGCGCAAGCCTGAGAAGATCGAATTGGTCCAGATGTCAAACGGCAAGGTCTATAAGGTTGACGGCAAGTTTAAGTCAGTCGAGAAAGAGTTGAAACAACTCGGAGTCACCGAAGAGAAGCGGCGCAAGCGTGACACGTTCACTGTTGTGACTCGCAAGTTTGATGGCTCTGATTGGCTGGATGATGAGAAGCGCACAGTATTCCAATGGCTACCTGTCATTCCTACCTTTGGCAACTTCGAGATAGTAGAGAACAAGGTTCTGTATCAGGGTGCAGTTGATCACCTAATGGACGCTCAGCGTGTCCTGAACTATGCAGCGAGCCGAGATGTGGAAGAGGGAGCCTTAGCACCACGCGACAAGCTCATGATCACCAGGGAGCAAGCAGTTTCAGACATCGCAACCTTGCAAACCATGAACACCAACGCCGATCCGGTACAGACCTATACGCATGCTGATAATCAACCACCCCCCTACCGTCTAGGCGGCCCACAGATCAACGGAGGCCTACAGACAACCGTCGCCAACATGGGTCAACACATCACTGAAGCTGGTGGTATCTTCGCAGCCAACCAAGGGCAGCAGCTCGCCAATGAGTCAGGTGTGGCGCTTGAGCGATTGCAGAACAAAGGTGACATCTCAACTGTTGACTACTTTGAGTCCCAAGAGATAGCCATCTGTCACACAGCCAAGATCATCATTGACGCAATGCCCCGCGCCTTCGACACCAAGCAGCAGAGACGCATCCTGAACGAGGACGGCAGCTTTGATATGCAGATGCTCAACGACATCGTGAGAGACGAGGAGACAGGCGAGGACGTAGCTCTGAATGATCTTTCAGTAGGCAACTACGATGTAACCTGCTCAAGTGGTCCATCATTCCAGAACCGCCAGCAGGAGACTACCAAGGCAATCGAGAGCCTAGCCGCAATCGACCCATCGATCATCTCAATGGGCGCTGATGTACTCCTGAACAACATTCCAGCACCTGGCATTGATATCTTGGCAGAGCGCGCAAGGGCGAGAATGCTTGAGCAAGGCATGATCCCTGAATCTCAGTGGACTGACGATGAGCGCGCTCAGATCCAGGCAGCACAGGAAGCAGCAGCACAGAATCCACCAGAGCAAGACCCTGTTGAGCAGGCAATCCTTGAGCAGACGCAAGCACAGACCGCTGATGTTCAGTCTAAGGCGCAGGAGCGTGCTGATAAGACCGAGCTGGCAGTAGAGGGGCTGAGGATTAAGGAGCAGCAGCAGATCATTAATGCCGAGCAGACCGAGAACAAGCAAGAGATGGATGCGGTTAAGTTCGCACTGCAGCGCCAAGATCAGCAATTTCAGCAGCAAATGGATCAACAGGCGCAGATTATTGAGTTGCTGAACACTCAAGCTCAGACGCTCAAGACGCTGCGAGAGGCGCAAGGTGTTGATGTGATCGTAGGCCCGCACACGCAAGAGGCGTTTATCCAGCAGGCTGAGTTGGTGACTGAATCACAGGATGTGGTAAGTCCTACACCCGAGACGCAGAGCATAACTGACGAGATTACAAGACAATAGTGCTTATACCTATCGATGATGTATAATCACAGTTGATTTAACTGGTACGCGACCATATCGCGGCATATATACCGTAAAGGGCATGAATCATGAGTGAGCTACCAACTGAAGACGCGGGTGCCGATCTCCCAACGGAGCAGGCAAACACTGGAGCAGGAACCGTCGAGAGCGGGGCAGAATTAGCAACTGCTAGTGTCGAGGGACACGAAACAAAAACCGATGGCATAGATCAAGAGGCTGTCAACAAGGCGATCAACAAGAAGCACTTCCAGATGAAAGAGGCTGAGCGCAATGCCGAAGCGTCTGATAAACGTGCTAACGAGTTGGAAGCCCGACTGCAGAAGCTTGAGCAGGGCGAAGACCCGGTTATTCCTCCTCCTGTGGATCCATATGCAGATGATTATGAGGAAAAGACCAAAGCCCGCGACGAAGCCATTACGCGCAAGGCTCAGTTTGATTCGCAGCAGCAGTTTGCAGCAGATCAGGTTACCCGAACGCAAAACGAACAGGTGCAGGCAGACCAGACGCGCATCGATGGACTTGTAACAGAGTACAACGGTCGCGCTGTAAAGCTTGGTCTTGATGCGAGCGAAGTAGAACGCGCCGGGGATACGGTGGTTCAGTACGGGATTAGCCAGGATTTGGCACAGTTCATCCTTGGGGATGAGGAAGGCCCGTTGATCACCAAGTATCTAGCTGCTAACCCGCTTGAGCTTGATGCGTTAAGTCGCATGAGTCCAATGCAGGCGGCAATTCGCGTTAATGCTGAGATTCGCACCAAGGCAGCATCGCTAAAACCGCAAATATCACAGGCTCCTGAGCCGACTGAAGTCCTAAACGGACGCGGCGCACCCGAGGGTACAGACCCTTGGTTATCAGGAGGTACATACAGCTAATGGAGGCCACTCATGGCTAACGATTTTGACAGTAATTTCACTCGGAAGCTGATGGATGTCTTCATCCCGGCATTTGAGTCTGAGCGGGTGTTGTCGGCTAACGTCAATACTCAATTATTCGAAGGTAAATTCAACGGATCCACAGGCGACACGATTGATGTAAGTCGTCCGACTGACTTCGTGACTGTTCGGACGCCCAAGGGTGACGTATCAGGCGAAACTAAATCCGATATCATCACCGGTAAGGCAAGCGCGGTGGTCCAGGACTACTTCACTTCTTTTGTCGATTACGATGAGGCCGATGAAGCGATCAAGATGGGCAACCTTGAAGAGCTGCTCGCTCCGATGGCTACTCGGATGGTTACCGACTTTGAACTCGACTATGCCAAGTTCATGAAGAACAACTCTGCTCTTCTGTCCGGTACGGTTAGCACCGCTATCGATGCCTGGAGTGATATCGCTAACGCAGGAGCCGTATTAGGTGCGACTGGTGTTCCCCGCGATGGTCGATGGAATGCAGCCATTAACGGCTTCACGCAAACCGCCCTGGCCGATGTTCAGCGCTCTCTTGGTGCTGGTGGTACCGCTGGTGGGCTGGTTCGTTCTGCTCACACTCGTGGCGTGATCACTGAAGACTTCGCCGGGATGCGAGTTATGGCGGCTGAAACGCTTGGTACTCACACCACAGGTACTGGCGCTGACCGAGCAGGCACTCTGACCGCTGCACCTACGCCTACCTATGTTGGTGCTAAGGATACGATGACCCAGACTCTGGCCGTCACCGCGTTCGAAGCCAATTTGGTTGTAGCAGCCGGTGAGATTATCACCGTAACTGCTGCCTCTGGTGCCATTAACCGACTGAACCTCTCCACCCGTGAGCCAATCGTGAATGCTGCTGGTGCTCCCATCCTTTGGACGGGAACCGTTACGGCTACGGTAACGCTTGGCGCATCCGGCGAGGGCAACCTGGTTGTAACTGGCCCTGCAATCTTTGAGGCTGCTGGTCAGTTCAACACAGTCTCTCAGGCGGTCGCCAACGGTGACGTTATCACCTTGTCTGGTGCTGCCGATACGCTGGTCCAGCCTGGTCTGTTCTGGCATAAGGATGCCTTCACCGTGACCTCGGTGCCGATCAAGCGCCTGCACAGCACAGACACCATCTTCACCACTAAGGATGGGTTGCAGTTGCGTATCTCGAAAGGCGTCGGGTTCCTTGAGAACGAGCAGAAGGTGCGCGTTGACTTCCGTCCAGCCTACGGGGTAATGAACCCGTTCTTCGCTGGTCAGTTGTTCGGCATCTAAACCAACAAGCCCCGTTTCGGCGGGGTAACTCTCTTGAGGATAAGAAAATGGCATTTGATTCAACTGGTTTAAAAGCATTTGGCGGCAAAGGGAAAGCCTTTGACAAGGGCAAGATGTTTGCTTATACAACTTCCGACGCAATGGCAACGGTTCGAGCCTCTGGGTATTTCGATAGTGTCTCATCAGGCTTAGACGCTGAGTATTTTGTTGCCGTGAAGGCATCTGACGGGGTGAGCCTTTTAGCGCTAACGCGAGACTCTACCGGGCTGATACTGACCACCGACACAAACATCCAAGCGATCACTGGTGCTGGCGCTGTTGATGTCATTACCGAGATTACTCAGTTCACATCTGACGGCGGAGCACAGGCTCTGACTATTGCTGATGGGTATATCGGCCAACGGAAGTTTATCGTTCATGTGGTTGATGGAGGAAGTGGCGTATTAACCCCGGCGAATGGACTTGGGTATTCGACTATCACCTTCACGACTGCTGGCGAAGCTGTTCATCTGATGTTCTTGGCAGGCGGATGGGCAATAATGGGGTTCGGCGGACTTACCGCTACATTACCGGCTATCGCTTAACCTAATCAATCAAGGGCAAGGACGCCCTCTCTCTCTGAGGAATCACGCATGACCACCTATGTTCGCCCTAGCGGCGCAGAGATCGAACTACAAGACACCGATAATCACAAAGCTTTAGCAAAGGCTAACGGATGGAGCAAGAAGGATTCAGCACCGGAGCCTAAGAAGGAGCCGGAAGGCTACAAGCCCGAAGTCGGCGACTCGGTAATCATCAATATGAAGAATGGCGATCTCATCACGGGTATTGTTGATAGGGCGCTAAAAACTAAACTCGCCATTAGTCATGGTGAAGACAAGCACGATGTCTTCTTCAAGGACGTAAAGGATATCAGCAACGCATCTGAAGCGGCTTAAATCATGGCTGAGACAGCAGAAACAATCATCAAGGACGCATTAGTCGAGATAGTTGTACTCGGTGGTGAGGCGTCTTTAGGAGAGTCTGAGGCGCAAACGGCTATCCGCTATCTCAATCGGATGATGGCTGCTCTTGACGCTAAGGGTATAGATCTTGGATACACCGCGGTAACCAACCTAGCGAGTCCCATAACAACAGCAGAAGGCACCCACGAAGGCATGGTTATGGGTCTAGCTGAGAGGATGTGGACGCAGTTCTCAGACGGGCAGCCTGTACCCTTCGAATTAACGCAGAAAGCAAAGGACGGCATTGACACAATGCGAGTCCTAGCCGTGACAATCGGTGCTGCTGAATTCCCGAGCACCCTACCTATCGGATCCGGCAACGAAGGCTGCAACCACGGACACCACAAGTTCTACCCCGACCTACAAGACGAGATCCTGGCTGAATCGACTGGTTCGATTGGCTTGGAAGAAGACACAGCGGATGAAACGCCATGAGTAATCAATCACGCGGACGAAAGAAGAGTAGGTTTATAGCAGACACGGCGATACCTGCTGATGCATTTTTTGATTTCGTAATCAACGGGTCGAATCGCAGGCTCTCAATTGCCGATATGATCGCAGCTTTTGGCACTACCGGCACGCTGGTTCAACAGGGCAATGTGCTAGGCACCCCTGTACTGAATAAGTCTGGCGCAGTAAACAACATCCGCAACCTTGAGGATGGATTCGGCGTTAAGGCGTCTGTAAGTGCAGAGAATGGGATCACGCTTGATCACAACTTTACACAGAACACTGATGGCGCTAAGCCTGTAGTTAACTTGTCAGTCTCTCAGCCGGTCATGCGTAGCTTTATCGCCGGTACTGGCATGTCTATTGCTGAAGACGGCGATAGGATTCAGTTCTCAGTGGTAGCGGCTCCAACCTCAACCAAAACAGTAGTAATCTCCCAGGAATCCGACCTCCCAGCCGTTGTTTCAGGCCGCCACCCTCTGGCCGATGACACCGACTACCTTTTTGTGAACGACATAGACACAGGCCTAGATGGCTTCTTAGAGGGGAATAATACAGTAGTCCGATCTGCTGATTCATCGATTGTGCAGTTGACGTACACCGGTACAGATCCGATGTTTAAGTCGGTTAACGATTCGAATAAAATTACTAAGATACGCCTAAACTCGCCAAACGCCGAGTTATTTGAGATGACCGGCGCGACTGATTATGTCTTCCAGTTTGTTGATGCAAGTGTAACGGCATGTGCCGGGATCGGGGCAATATCCGACTTCCAGGCGATACAAATCAATAACATCTCGTTCGAGAACAACTCTGTTTCAGGGTTGGATCTCGCAGGCACCAACGGCGTAATGCTGATGAATGGCAACCTGATTATCCAGGCAGCAGGGACAACCATCGATTTAGGTACCGCCACCTTCACAGGGCTATCAATTGACACGAACTTTGTCGGTCTGGCTTCCGGCGCGACGTTCCTCGATGGCGCAGCATCATCAGCCAACATGGCCGCAGGCGCAACAGGCACGGTTATTAATACCAAGAACCTGACTGGCGTCGGCACAATGCTAGCCACGATCAGCCCTGATGATGATCAGTGGGAGTTTCAGCTTAACGACGACATTGCCAACACTCGCGCTGATGGGCTTCTTTCAATGCAGGGCAACGGCACTAACACTG